TTTCGATATTGTGAAAAGAAATATCATCAAATTTTACATTTGCAAATGTTTTTTTGTTCTGGAATATTATTTGATGCTTATTATTTAAATGATATTCATCTTTCCATGATTGATAAATACGCATCATGTCCGACATCCCTTTTGCAGCAAACGTATAAAGTTCAGAACTCAAATAACTATCTGATATTGGCGGCAGATCAAATAACTTCCAATCTGAATCGTTTGCACTTGGCAAATCATCAAAGTAATTCCCTGAGTTCGGTAATGACCCTTGCTTCCCTGGATTAAATCTGAAATCTTCATCAACTGAATTCCTTAAAAATTCTTGTGAATCTTCCGGGGTTGCAATATTGTATCCGTTCTCTTCTATGTCTGAATCGTCCACAGGCTCCGTAAAACATTGACAGTTAAAATGATTGGGCGGGAAAATATTATCTGAATCTTCATCGTCTATCCTAAATACCATGCCGTTCATGTCGTCACACTCGTCATCAATTTCATGTTCAGGGGTAGTATGATAAACCCAGTAAGGGTATAAATCTTTGTCCGCCTCGAGCTTATTCCATTCTTCTCCCATCACGGCGCACTTGCCGCAATTGTCGTATTCAGTTCTTAACCATGTATCATTTACTATGTCGGTTATTTCTTCAGCATCATTTTTAAAGTCTTGAAACGTTTTTAGTTCGCGTTCCTCATTATAAACTAAATACTGCAATGCCTTTGCTTCACTTGCTGTTTTTGCTGCACTGAATTGATAAGCATTAAGCATATACCTTTCAAAAAAATCTGTATTTTTAAACGCAGCAAATGTGCCTTCAATAGTTGTATTCTTTACTATTTGATCAAAAAATAGATCAGCAGTTTCAGAATAAATAGGTGAGTATATTGGCGCGCCTTTCGGATTGTCATGGATATACTTAATAAATCCAGCTTGCGTTGTTGCGCTTATTTTAGGATTGTCTTTCTTTTTACCCGCTAAAAAACTAAGCGTTTTTTTTTTAATGCGTTCAATAGAGCGGGACGTGAACTATTCGCTGTTTTCTCAGGAATTAAATTTACATTTTGTTGTGGTTCGGCCTGCGGAACATCCTGGAAAAATTCTTTAGATAGACCTTGTGAAATAAAAAATTCATCAGAAAATTGTTTGCCATTTTGGGTAAGGATATTTGAATAGGCTTCAACATCCTGTATTTGCATTTCACGAATCCGGTTTATATCGAACCGTGCGCCCTTTGGCCAGTTTTTATAAAACGAACTTATCTTTTTATAAAAGTCATTTTCATTATTTAAAACATTCAAAACCATTTCTAATGATTCGTTTTGAATATCTTCCCAATTTAATAAATGAGTTTTACTTAAAGCTCTCGTGCCTCCTTTATCGGGTGTGTGTCCCATCGTATCAGACCCCAATAACCATTCCATTAATTCTAATTTCTTATCATTATTAAAATCATGGAAAACAGTATAAGCGCGGCCACCGTTAGGGCTTTTAAAATCTACATCAATAGACTTTATCATATTGCCCTTTTCATCAAGTGTATAAGGATATGTAAATGCACGTGAGGGATCAATATTTGCGGCAAGCGCTTCAGCTTCTCCTCTAAATGGATTTTCATTTATTGGGTTTCCGTTTTGATCGGTTATTATATTCCCTTCATGATCTCTTGTTTGCGCTCCATCATTTTGCGGGTAGCCAATTGCTAAAATTGGGAAAGCTAAACGTGTCCCACCTTGCAACCAATTGTTATTATTTAAATTTAAAGCAATAAAATCCCTACTTATCGTTTGCATAAATCCAAGCATTTCTTCCTGAGTGGTTGACGGCTGGACGAATAGCAGGTTTATATTATCTTCAAAGTGTGTTACATCGGTAAAATTGTAAGTAGATGCGCGCAAATCTCGGTTTATCGGGTCTAATTGTTGTAGTGGATATTTATATAATGTTCCATTTATCGGGTTAAAATTTAATCCAGAACATCCCCAAAATCTGGCTAATAAAATTTCTTTGCAAAGATTAACGAACCATGTTTTATTAGTGATTTCTAAACTCCAATCATCTAATTTATTCCCTTTTGAATCAATTAAATAAATTGGATTTTTAGTTATAATTGTTTCGTATTTTCTGAAAAGCGACCGAACGAAAGCGGAGTTTTGAAATGTCCATACGACTAGCGTAGCATACAATGACATATATCCCATCAACATAGCTTGGTCACATGCCTTGCGATGTAATGAGAAATCCCACTCAACAAAATAGCTGGGTGGAAAAAATTGTGAATAAAGATCAATACCAACCTGCTTCGGCTGGAAAAATGGATTAACCCCTGGTCGGCTTCCACCTGCTGGCTTGGCTGTTGGACTTCCAATACCAAACCCGCCCCCAATACTTAACCCTGTTTTAAACTTTGCTGCCTTCGCTTGGATATTTCTATCCGCTTCCCGGCGTTCACGTCTATTCATATTTTTCAATATCTGTTAGCACACCCGCGATAATCTGTTTCAGACATAAACCGAGCGTGTACAAGTTTTGTGTTTGCTAATTGCATATTTACAGCAATAGGCAAATTTAATTTTTTTGAACGTGTTTTTATTTTCTCAATAAATTTATCAGCTCTATCTCCCCAAAATCTCAATCTTTCATCCATAGCTGCTGCGCTTCCTAATATATAGCGCACTGTCGTAATAATAGTTAACATTAAAACAGTCTTCTCACGCGTATCGGTTGGCAATATTGAGGCTGGTGGAATAAGCTTTGGAAATGTCTTTAAATATTCTGCGGTGAAGTCGTATTGATTTGATAATTCACTGATAATATCCGTTTTTGCAGTATCTAAACATTGAGCGAAATCAATACTAATTGAATATTGTTGCATTAATAATTGATATGGACAGAACCTAGTTAAATCAGCACCTGATATGTAACCTAAATCTAAAGCGTTTAAATCTGCAATAGTCATATCTTAATTCATTTTTACAAAAGTAATTATTATTAAAACTTTAAAATGAATATGACTTAATATATAGTCATGTTTAATGCCTGAATAGATTTATTTGAGCAATAATTAACACAATAAATATTACCTATTCCAAATATTAATTTATCTTTGTATAAATAAATACCTATTAAAATGACAACAGAAATGTTTTTACAAAGACCATTGTTGAATGGAACCATAAGACAATCAAATCAAACAGGGTTCTTTAGTATTAATGATTTATTGATTGTTGGCAATAAATGGAGGATTACAAATGACATGAAAATATTCAATTATGATTCATGGTATAATTCAAGTGCTACTCAAGAATTTTTAACTGAATTAAAATCCCAATTTGGTGAAGTGATTAAATCAAAAAGAGGGAAAACGGGTGAACGATGGGCACACCCATTTGTTGTAATTGACATTGCTTTAAATATTGATCCTAAGCTTAAGGTTGAAGTCTATAAATGGCTTTATGATGAATTGTTGAAACATCGAAATGAGTCAGGCGACTCATATAAAAAGATGTGCGGGTACCTATACGAAAATTGCAAAAATAAAAGTAATTTTCACAGAGGCGTAATGAAAACTGCTGTAATGATACAGGACGCATGCAAAGTAAAAGACTGGCAAATAGCCTCAGATGAGCAATTAAAATTAAGGAATAAAATACATGAAAATATTGCGCTTCTTTGCGATGTATTGAGAGACAATAATCAAGCTATTAGAATTGGAATTGTAAAATCAATTCAATAAAATTATTATAATGTAAAAATTATATCCAGTCGCTTTGCATATTTGAAAGTTAATTTACCTTTTTACTTTCAATTTATCCTAATTTATACATTGATCGCTTAATTTGTGAAACACCCAAAGGCCTTAAATTGATGCCTCTATTTTGATAAACAACAAACTCCTGTTTGAATGCCTGTGCAATGAAATCCTTAAACGTGTCTACTAAATGTCCATTAGGTTCATAACTAATACCTTCACGATTTTTGATTTTCTTTTTAAAAATGTTTCCATCCTTATCCGCCTTTGTCTCTTTATAATCTTTTATTGAAAGAAAACATTTATCACTTATTTGTATTTCTAAAAATTGCAATTCTTTATTAAAAATAGCATTTATGAAATTAGCAATACCAGCAGGGGATACGTGAGGCTTAAGATTATTTTGAGTCTTATACCCACCTTTTTGTAATGTCTCTTCAAATATTTTAAAGAATGACCGCTTATCTTCATCAATACCGTTCATATTCTGAGTTGACCAATCCCCATATAGATAAATCATATTCTTATAATCTAAAGATTTTAACCATGACGATACCTTTTTACCAGCCCTTGAGGCTGTATTGTCGGGATCGCTTGCAGGCAGTTCATTAATCTGGCAAATTATCCATCCATTACCATTCCTAATCAACTGCCAACAAGTAATAGCTATATAGGGATAGACGTTGTAATCAATTGAAATGTGCAATGTTGTCAAAGGAGTATATTGAATAGTTTTTACATGATTATCAGGATTAAATGATTTAAAGAATTCATTGCCGCTCATTGCCTCCTTAGGGTTTTGTTGTATTAATGCCGAGAATGTTTGTGGACTCAATCTAAAAATATCTAATAGTCTTTCTTTACTATGTTTATTTTCCCAAAGAGAATCACCTATTTTGCGTGTATCGTATTTAGTTGGCGTTTCATAAACCCCCTCAAAACATACTACTTCCCACTCATTAGGTTCTAATTTCAATAATCTTCCTGCCAAGTCGTCTTCATGCCATCGAGTCATCATTATTATTTCACGACTATCATTGTGCATACGTGTTTTAAAAACATTCATATACCAATCCCAAACTCTATCTCTATAGGTTTGAGAATTAGCCTCAATCGAATCTTTTACTGGATCATCAATTATACCAATGTCAACGGCATTCCCGGTTAGTGGGCCACATACACCTACTGCTTTAAAATGACCCCTATGCCCAACTATCTCAAACTTTTCTACGGTTCTAATGTACGTTCCAAAAGCATTGGAACGTACATTAGAACCGTTCAATGAAGTTCTAGGGAATAATTCATTATATTCTGGACTGTCTATTGTTCTTTGAATATCTCGACTAAAACCCTCGGCTAAGTCTGAACTATAAGAACATCCAGCAAGTTTTAAATTTGGATCAATTCCAAAAGCAAAAGCGGGTAATTTACGACTTACAATCTCTGATTTTCCATGTTGAGGAGGAACAAATATCATTAACTTTTTTATCCTATTAAAAAGAATATCCTCACACTTAACGGCAATTATCTTATGAAACCATTGAGTTTCATATTCTGGTTTTGTAAATTCTATAAACGAAATAAGGCTGCTACGTGCTTTTATCCGTGCAGCCTCTTCTTTTATTTCTAATGCCTCAAATTTATCCACCTAATATTTTATTTGCCTTAGCCAATCTTTCCGCAAACTCCTCATCAGAAATATCCTTTTTACCTATATTGCCTGAGTGATCTATTTCTGATTTATCATGCCAATCCATATTTTTAAGCGCAAATATTGACCCTGTCGGCTGCCCTGAATACAATTTTTTTTCATATTCATTTTCCACTTTCAATTTAGCCCTTTTAATAATGTTTACGAACTCGATTTTTTCAGCATAATCCAAAAGTGATTTTCTTGTACAAAATCCTAATGATAATGCCAACCCTGTTATAGTTACCGGATCGTTATTTCCTTTACAATCTTCAAAAAATTTATCACAGGCTAATTGTAGTTTTTTAGGATCATTATAAAATGGAGGATGCCCACCATTATTACCTATTGCATTCTTATTACCTTTCGATCCAGCCATTAGTTTAGATATAAATTTTCAAATGAATCGGACAAAATAATATCACATGCCTTTAATAACTTCTCTTTCGTTAAAGGCAGCAATTGATATATTTCATCTTCGTCATAAATATACACTGTTTTTTTTGCAAATATAATCAATTGTAATTAATAACGTTAGTGAATGGTTGAATTTTTATCAACAGCGATAATTCTTTTTATAAATTCAATAGGCTTCATGGTCATAAGTTGATCGGGAGTGAACC